AATAAAAGAATGGCAGTTGTTTAGAAATAAAGAGGGAGTAACGAGTAAAGCAAAAGTTGATGAACTATATGTAAATCAACTAAAGCTTCAGTATCCAAACATAAACATATCAACGGACATTCTTTATAGAAAATATAACCATTTGAAACAAGGAAATCTTAAAGGGTTAATTGATAAACGAGGTAAGGCAAAGAGAGGATGTACAAAGATTGATGAAGAAACATGGCAAGTATTCTTGAGTTTCTATTTAGATCAAGCGAAACATCCACAAAGAAAGTGTTATGAGTACACAAAGCTTTATCTCAAAGAGAATGATAAATTCGATTTAGTGGATAATATGCCAGCTTATTGTACGTTTACAAGACATATTAAAAGCGATTTAAGTGATGGAATTAAGACTTTAGGACGAGATGGTGAGAAAGCATTTGATGATAGATGTGCTCCGTACATCAAGAGAACATATGACAATATGGAAAGCAATGAATACTGGATTGGAGATAACCATACGATTGATGTGATCGTTGGAGAAGATGAAAAACAGTTCAGGTTATATCTAACAGCTTTCTTGGATGCACGAAGTGGAATCATGACTTGTATATATCTAACAGATGCACCATCAAGTCAGGCATCTATTTATTCATTAAGACGAGGTATTAAGAAATACGGAATACCAAAGAATGTATACCTCGACAATGGGCGAGAATTCTTAACATTTGATTTTGGTGGTTTAGGACATAGAGCAAAGAAGAATGATGAAAGATACAATCCACCACCAATACTTGAAAGGTTAGGAATCAACATGACAAATGCCCTTGTTAGAAATGCGAAAGCAAAAATCATTGAAAGACGATTCCTTGACTTCAAAAATGGCATTTCAAGATTATTCTCAACATATACAGGTGGGAATGTTGTTGAAAAGCCTGAAATATTAAAGGTCGAACTAAAGAACGGAAATATCCCTGATAGAGAAACATTCATACAGGAAATAGAAGAAATGATTGAATACTATCTCAATTATGAACTCTATGATGGTGCGGTTGAAGCAGACAAAGGTAAAAGAAAGATTGATGTATATAGAGAAAATCTTAAAACAAAAACTATGGCAACCGATGAACAGTTGAACTTAATGATGTTACGTTCAACTAGACCACAAAAAGTAACACGAAGAGGTGTGAGTCTTAAGATTGCTGGAACAAAGATTGATTACTTCAATAACGAGTTAATCATGCAAATGCTGAATAAACAGGTTTACTTGAGATATGATCCTGATGATTTGTCGAAAGTAAGAATATACGATTTAGACGATCGTTTTGTTATGGAAGTTGAAGCTGATAACACTGCAGTTCTTGAATATGGAGCAAGTCAAGAGGATGTTAAGAAAGCAATGGCAAAAACAAGAGCAGTTAAGAAAGCCACTAAAGAGGCTCTTAAACATACAGTTCTTGCAAATATTGATAGAAATACAGCCCTTGATTTAGTTCTTAAACAAGCTAAAGAAAATAAAGAAAGTGAATTAGGAGCAATGAATTTAGAAGATGTTGTTATTAAGCAATCTGATGAAGCTCCACTTCTATATCAAATGCCAGCAGTAGATTTAAGCAAAATGAATAAAAACGCATTGGCAAGAAACGGAGGAATGGAAAATGCCAACAATTAAAGAACGATTAGAAACATACATGAAAGAGGAAAACATATCGCAAGCAAGGCTTGCTCCATTGATTGGTTTATCAATGGCTGCAATCTCTCAATATAGAAATGGTAAATACAACGGAGATATAAATGCAGTTGAAAAGAAAATTGATGAATATTTGAAAACAGTTGAAGCTCAAAAAGAAATGAAAGAAAGAACTCAAGAATACAGACCGAGTTCAGATTACATCCCTATCTCAATATCTGAAGATATCTACAACATGATTAAATATGCACAAATCAACGGTGGAATCGCAGTTGCACATGGAGACGCTGGTATCGGTAAAACGAAAGCAGCACAAAAGTACGCAAGAGAAAATCCTACGCAATGCATTTACATTGAAGTAAGTCCAGTAGCAGGAACATTAACCAATATGCTCAAGCTTTTAGCAAGAGCATTAAGAATAGCTGATTCAACTAACAAGTTTGATTTGATTATGGATATCAGAGAAAAGCTTGAGGGAACAAACAAGGTAATCATCATTGATGAGGCACAACATTTGAAACTTGCAGCACTCGAACAAATCAGAACACTTGCAGATCCTAATTCAATCACTGGTACAAAAGGTGTTGGAATCGTATTGATTGGAAATACAGAGGTTTATAGCAAGATGAAAGGAAAACAGGAAGCACAGTTTGCTCAACTGTTTTCAAGAATTAAGATGAGTCGCTACTACTCAACAATGAATGTAAAAGATGAAGATGTGAAGATGTTGTTCCCAGCTTTACAGGAACAAGGCTTAACAAAAGAATTGAATTTCTTACTAAGTATCTGCAGAAGTAAGTGGGGTATCAGAGGTGCAACCAACGTATATGAAAATGCAATCAACAATGAAGATATAAGTGTTGATGGATTGTTTGCAATGGCTCGAACATTAGGAATTGAGGTTATCTAGTATGTGGGTAGAAATAGTGAGAATGATATGTAGAACAATCATTGTTTTAGCGATTTTAGGTTATGTATTTGGAGGAAATAAGAAATGAACAAGAGAAAGCTTAAGAAAAGCATTATTTCAACAACATTAGGAATTTTAATCGGGTTATTAACAGGTGTAATCATTAGAGGAATGGACATGAATTATCTTTTGATGTTTATCGCATTATTGATTTTATTGATTTTCGCAGTTACTGACGATATTACAGATGATTTGGATATAAAGGTTTTGAAAGCTTATAAAAAGGGCAAGGCAGATGCACAAAAGACAGTAGAGAGCAAATAGCTTGCTCTCCAGTAATGCAACCAACGGAGGTCACAAGTCCTCGAGTAATGCAGAGTGCTGGAGGTGATATAGGAATGGAGAAGTACAAAAAAGAAATATTGATCATTGGATTTATCTTTGAATTTTTGTTAATGTTGAGGATTCAGCTTATGGTGGGATTGCTAAATGCTTATTACATAGATATGAAATATTATCTGTATTTAGTGTTTGCCATTGTAATTGAAAATATCCTGTATCAGACATGGAAAGTTATTATGTGGATATACGCAATCTACATTGCATATTTCTATGGTTTCCCTTTGATTTGGGAATTGAAAGATAAATTTAAAAGGGTTTTAAAAAAATTTTAAATCCCTCTTAATGCAACCAACGAAGGTCACAAGTCCTTGAAAATGCAGAGTGAGAGAGGAGAACATTATGGATTATGGATATGAAGAACGCTTTGGCAAATATTTCAAAAACCATAAAGCTACTGTTAAACAGTTGGATGATGAAACTCAACTTTTAATATTTAAAGAAGATGGTACAATCACCTATTCTGTGGAGTTTATATTCAGAAAATATATGCTCTTTGTTGGTGGAGATATTGGTTGGGGCGCATTCAGTTGCACATGGAATCCTACATGGGATTATGCATGGGAATCTACCAATGCAGATTACTTTGCTGAAAAGTGTAAGGCTGTAAAAGATGGAATGTATATCTTTAGTGAACACGAAGCTGAAAGACAACTTAGAAATCATGTTATCGAATGTTTTGGATATGAAGGAGAAGAACTGTTTGAAGAAGTTAAGGAGTTGGCAAATGATTATTGCAACGATTGGTATTTAGTAGATGAGGAAGAGATCTTTTTAGAAAAAGATAATGAAGATGATTTATTGAAGCAGGTCTACTTGTTATTAAGTGCGGTCTATAATTCATCAAGTACAGATGAATTCATGAGAACGATTGAACATGATGAAGATTATGCTGAGTACATGGATTATTTTCAAGAACAAGGATTCTACTATTTAGGAACTGTATTAAGTAACTATTTCCCTTTATGGCTTTGTGCTTTAAGCATGGCAAAATCGCAATTACTTCAACAAAAGAAAGATGAAGAAGTAAGAACTAGAAAAGAAGAAATCTCTAAACTTCAAAAGCAAATCCTTGAGATTGATATGAAGGAAACAAAGGATCATGCAGATTATAGCTTGATTGAAAGCTATAAGAAACAGATTGAGCAATTAGAAAAGGAGTTGGCATGATATGACAGGAAAAGAGTTTGTAACTAGATTATTAGGAGTTCCTCGGTATCGTCAGGAATTTGATGAAAATGAGTATTTTAGAAATCAGGTCAATCATATTCAAAAAGTAGATGAGATACATACTCATGTTCTGCTAGACGGTATGGTTTCATTAGCTAAAGCACTTGCTGATAAAGATTTAGAAATGATTGAAATGGGAGAATACGGAAAGGAGTATTTCAAATGAGATTGCGTGATGAAATGTACTTTGAACCACGAGTTGTCTGCGAGAAAGGAACAATAGCTTGGTATAACGAAGAATATGGAAATGATGAGTTACTAAAGCATATCGGAACAACAGTATATGTTAGAGACAATTCAAAAAGGCTATACATCTATGTGTTGGAAAAAGATGAAGATACAGTAGCAGTGATGAAAAATATTACAATCATTGATAAATACACTACAAATCACTGCTATGGATTTACTTTTGGTGGCATTGATGTAAAGCGAGAACAGGAGCTACTAGATAAAATAAAACAATGTAAAATTGATATTCAATCAACTTCATCAAATAAAAGGCTTAATGATCTAAACAAGCATTTGAGAAAGCTTGCAAAAGAATTAAAGAGAGTGAGAAGAAATGAAAAGAAGATTGTTTGATATCCTTGCGATAATCGTTGTCTTGTTAGCAATATCATGGGAGCTATATAGTCAGCAACAATTAGATCAGACAAGCCACAAAATTGAAATAAGCATTGATTACATTGAACCGATAAATGTAGTTGTGAATGCAGTAGATTCACTCCAGTACAAGACAGTTACATACTATGATATCCCTTTAAGTTGTAGCTTACAGGACTATATCAAAGAAGAATGTAATGAAAACAATGTTGAGTATGAGCTTGTATTAGCCATTATGAAAGTTGAGAGTGATTACAATCCAAAAGAAGTATCAGAAACAAATGATTATGGGATTATGCAAATAAACGAATGTAATCATGATGAATTGAAAAGTAAATTGAATATCACAGATTTTCTTGATCCATACGATAGCACAAAGGCTGGTGTGTATATGTTAAGCAATTACAAGTGGTGTGAAAGCGAGTCACAAATGCTTATGTGCTACAACATGGGAGTTGCAGGTGCTCGAAAGTGTTGGAAACAAGGTGTATATGAGAGCAACTATTCAAGAAAGGTATTAAAAGAAAAAGAGAAATTAGGAGGAAAGAAATATGAAGTCAATGTACTTTGTAATTAAAACAGTAAATGATGAAAAGAAGTTTGCTAAAACTTCTGATGAAATGACATCAGAGGAGTTTTTAGGAACATTTGTTGATATGGCAAAAGAAGCGTATCCAATCACTGAGGAAGAATACCATGCCTGTGTAGGCAAAGAGTAGACTTCCTACTCTAATGCAACCAACGGAGGTCACAAGTCCTCGTGTAATGCAGAGTGGAGTAAAGGAAGGAGGATAACATGAAACTTTATAAGAAAGTTAATAAAGCTGGTGGAATAACAATTCCACAACAATTAAGACACGCTTTAAACATTCCTAAAGGTGCTGCACTTGAATTGGAAGATGATGGAGATAAAATCATTATCACAAAGCATACTCCAACTTGTGTGTGTTGTGGGAAAGCTGAAGATGTGCGAGTGATCAATGGTGTAGAACTGTGTGAGTCTTGTGCAAAAATGTTTTTAGGAGGCGAAGATGATGGAACTGACAATGAAAGAAGCAGTTGATAGATATGCTGAACTAAAGGCTCAAATTGATAACTACAAAAAGGAACAAGATGAGCTAATGGCATACTTTGAAGAAAAAGCTGAAGCTGATTTAGAAGATACTAAATTAAAGACAGTTGAGTATTGGGGAACATTTGCTAAGGTTGTTGTTCAAAACTCTGCAACAGTTAAACCAATTAGCTGGGTTGTCATTAAAGAGATATTAGGAAAAGTATCTTCAGACTTCTTAAAAGAAGAAACAAAGTACACTTTAAATGATGTTGCTAAAACATTGCTTGCTAATATGTTTAAAGGAGAATACATTGAGGATAATCTTGATAATGTTGTCAATAAGATGACAGATGATCCTAAAAAACAAAAAACACTCCTAAAACGCTTAAAAGGTAAGTACAAACAAGATATGAAGAATATCATTAAATACTGTGGAATGGATGAACATGAAGCTAGTGATTATGCGTTCATGGTTCAAGAAGTTATGGCATATCAAATGATATTGAGAATTCTGGAAGCTTCAGGAAACGAGGATTCTGTTGAGGATGTCGTAACAAAGGTCAGAAGTTCATTGATTGTAGATGAAACAATCAAGGTATCTTTAGAAGTAGAAAATTAGGAAGGAGCGATTTATATGCGTGCTGTTGAAGGATGGCAAAAAAGAAAAATCTATGCTATTGCAGGAGCGTTAAACTTCGTTGATAGAAACGATAAAGAAAATGATGTATTACACATGATCATATTTAATATGACTCAAAAGAGTTCAGTTAAAGACCTCACATATACACAAGCGAATAAAGTTATTGATTATTTACAACAGTATCAAAATAAATCGCAAAGCGAGTGTATGAGTGAGGGACAAAAGAAAAAAGTATTTTCACTTATGTATCAGTTAAAGGAAATGGATAAGGAAGTAAACGATACTTCAATCGGTGACAGACTTGCGGGAATTATTGAAAGACAGTTCAAGGTCAAATCAACACCAAAGTATCTGTTTACTAACCTTGCAAAAGAAGATGGAAAGCAACTTATAGAAATAATCAAAAACTATATTGCTACTGCCGAAAGGAAATATCTAAATTGATTACTTTTGGACTAGAAGATTTAAACGAGGAACAGAGAGAGCTTGTTGAGGTCATTGGATTAGAGGCTTTCAATAACCTCGTTTATCACTATGGCGGTTCATCAATCTACATTCCTAAAACTGATACGATTGAAAGACAGGCAAGAAATGTGAAGATATGCGAAGCATATAAAAAAGGTGAAGGAATAAAGAGCTTGTCTCTTCAATACCATCTAACTGAAAATCAAATACGCTCTATAATAAGTGATATTTTCACTAGAAGAAATAGTGATGATATAGTACCTGGTCAAATTTCAATGTTTGACAAAATGTAAAAAAATAAAGCCCTTTGAGAAACCACAGTGTTTTTTCAAAGGGCTTTATTTTTTTCCTTATAAAAAAACCTCTACAATGTGGGTGTACAAAGAGAGGTGAGCATTATGATACAAGTTGATGTGGTAGGATATATCGTTACTGCGTGCGTTGGGGTTATCGGTTTTTTTCTAAAAAGAACTATGACAAGGCTTGATGCAACCGAGAAGGATGTTCAGACAATCAAAGAGAACTATGTTAAAGAATCCGATCATAAAGATTCACTTCATAAAATTGATGAGGATATCAAAGATGTAAAGAAAGATATCAAGACAATGAACGCTAACTTTCTAACCAAAGAAGATTTTTTCAGAGAACAAAGAAAGACAGAACAACAGTTAGAAAGAATTTTAGATATTTTATTAAAAAGTGAGGGATAGGGAATGGATAACAACGTAATTAAGAAAAAGGTTTATGCTCAAAATTTCAAAAGTAATAATGGTCTAGTATTAAGAACCATTAACATTTTACGCTTTGAGTATCATAGATTAAAAGATATTGAAAAGGTATTACAAGGTGAAGGTGTAGAAGATTGGGAGTTCATTGATGCAATCAACTATTTATCAATGAGTGGCTATATCAAAATGCAAAAGGTAACAGATCATACACCAGTACCTGAATTATCACAATACAACAACTACAAAGACCTAGAAGCAAAATTATCCCCAAAAGGAATCAAGATTCTAAGTGGCACTATTGTAGATGAAGATATTGAGGTTTAAAGATGGCTAATAGAAAGCATTCAAAAATAGATGCCTTGCCTGAAGACTTGAAATCAGCCGTTGAGGAGATGTTGCTTACAGGTTCAACTTATTCAGACATTGTACAGTTTTTAAAGGATAATGAGCAAAGCGTAAGCGTTGCAGCAGTATGTCGATATGCTCGTGCTTTTAATGCAAACATGGAGCAGTTGCGTATGGCAAATGAAAACTTTAAAAACATGATGGATGAAATAAATAGATATCCTGAATTGGATACAACTGAAGCAATTATTCGTATTGCTTCAGGAAATGTTTTTAATCGTCTTGCAAATGCAGAGGATGCAGATTGGGATGAAGTAAAATTAGAAAAGCTCTTGAAAGAAACAAATGGGTTAATCAGAGCAACTGCTTATAAAAAGCGTATTGAATTACAAAATAAAGAAATTAGGGATACTGCGATTGATGAAATGAAGGGATTGATGTTCCAAGAAATGGCAAAAGATAATCCTGACCTTTATAAATCAGTTGTAGCGTACTTAAATTCAAAGAAGAATAAGGAGTGATGATTATGTGGTATGTCTTACAAGTGAAAACAGGGTGCGAAGAAAGTATTCGTGATAAGTTGATTGAATTAGGCTATCACGCAATCGTTCCAATTGCTAACAGGCTTATTCGTTCCAAAGGAAGCTGGAACAAAAAGAAAACGATTATCTTTACTGGATATGTATTCGTTAATTTAGATTATGATGCAGAAAACTATTACAGGATAACCAGCATGGATAATGTTGTTAAATTCTTGGGTGATAAAAATGATCCATCTACTCTTACATACATTGAAGCTGAATGGATTTGTATTTTAGGAGACAATGGAATATTAGAACCAACACTTGTTGAAGTTGAAAACAAGGAACTAAAAGTTTTAAAAGGTGTTTTACAAAATTTTAAAAGTAGAATTAAAAGCTATGACATTAGACAAAAACGAGCAGTTTTTGAAATAACTGTCTGCAATGAAATTAAAGAAATAACACTCAGTATTGATGTGATCAACACTGAAGAACAGGAATCAGATGAAGAATAAGAGTTGATTCGTCCTCTTATTTGAAGTTTGAGGACATAAAAAAGGCGAATTCAATCATAAATACTTGATTGAATCGGCGAAGCATATCTTTTTTGAGGTAAAAAGTTTTGAAGATAACAAAATTACCTTTTAAAAGTTTATAAAACCCTTTTAAATTTTCTATTCGACTAGAAATCGAGTAATTGAGGGTATGAAAGAAAAAAACGCTTAAAATGGAAATTTGGGCGATTTTTTTATTTGAAAGGAAGTGATGAGAATGACAAAAAAGAAAAATGGAGCTTTAGACATACTTTTGAGTGGTGTTTTTGAGGCGGAAAGAAATCAGCTTGATGAAGATGATGAAGAAAAAGAGGAATATGAGGAATATCTTAAAAGCCTTTTAAACACATTTTTAAAAAAGGATGATAACCCTTTTAGAAAGAAACTTTATCAGGACTTTCAAAATGGTGCTCCTTTAACTGGAGACAATGGGATAAGAAAAAAGCTCGCTTCTTTTGATATGGAATTTTTTGGTAGAGCATATCTTCCTCACTATTTTGTCAGAAAGTCACCCCACTTCCATGAAGAGTTAGATGCCATCTGGTCAGAAGGTGTTATGAAGAATGAAATACCTCTTACAAGGAAAGTAAGAAAAAAGCTTTCAAGAATGAAAGGTGTTAAAAGGGCGATTGCTGCACCTCGTGGACACGCTAAGTCGACAACACTTACATTCAAGGGTTCACTTCATGCAGTTCTCTATGAATACAAGCATTACATCATTATCTTGTCAGATAGTTCTGACCAAGCGGAGAGTTTCTTAGATGCAATCAAAACAGAGCTTGAAGAAAACGAGTATTTGATTGAGGACTTTGGAAAGCTTGAAGGTAATAAGGTATGGCGTTCTAATGTTTTACTAACTAAATCAAACATCAAGGTTGAAGCTATTGGTTCAGGTAAGAAGATTCGTGGGCGAAAGCATAAGAACTGGAGACCTGATTTGATTGTTCTTGATGATATTGAAAATGATGAGAATGTCAGAACGACAGAGCAAAGAAACAAATTAAGAAACTGGTATTACAAAGCTGTTTCAAAAGCTGGTGATGATTATACAGACATGATCTACATTGGAACAATGCTACATTATGACAGTTTACTTGCAAATGTTTTAAAAAATCCTAGTTATAAGGCTATCAAGTATAAAGCTGTTCTTTCTTTTTCTCATAGTGATTTATGGGATGAGTGGGAAACGATTTATACAAACATTGAAAATAGTAATCACGAACAAGAGGCTCTTGACTTCTTTAATAAACACAAAGAGGAAATGTTAGAGGGAACAGAAGTCTTATGGGAAGATAAATTATCTTATTATGATTTGATGGTCATTAAAGTTTCAGAAGGAGATGCATCTTTCAACTCTGAATTACAGAATGAACCAATCAATCCTGAAGACTGTTTATTTAATCCTGAATGGTATGACTATTACAACGAGTTAGAAATGGACTTCAATTCTAAAGATTTCTATTTCTATGGTGCAGTGGATCCTTCATTAGGAAAGACAAGTAAATCAGATTACTCAGCAATCATTACTTTGGCTAAAAATAAATCGAGTGGTTACTTGTATGTGCTTGATGCAGATATTGTTCGAAGACATCCTGATGTAATCATCAATGATATTTTAGAAAAAGAAAGATGGCTAAGAAAAACATATAACACAGGTTATCGCAAATTTGGCTGTGAAACAGTTCAGTTCCAATGGTTCTTGAAAGAAGAACTTTCAAAAGCATCAGCAAGAGCTGGACTCTATCTACCAATAGAGGAAATCAACTCTTCTAATGATAAGGTGTTGAGAGTCCAAACACTGCAACCTGATGTGAAAAACAAATATATCAAGTTTAATCCTAAACATAAGCTATTGCTTGAACAAATGACACAGTTCCCTATGGGAAGTCATGATGATGGAATAGATGCTTTAGAAATGGCAAGAACAATTGCTAAAAAAGGAAAGCGTTTCAGGATACTTGATAAAAAATTATTCGGGGCATAGGAGGTAGAAAATGGCAGTTATCTATATGGATAGGATATCGTTCAATTCTATGACAGAAAGCGATATTCTTCGTATTTATAATGATAATAAAGTAAACATCACAAAATATAAGCATTTGGATGATCAGTATATTGGTAAACACAAGATACTTGAAACAGTTCAAACAAATACTGCAGATCCTAATAACAAGATAGTTAATAACTTCTGTAAGGCAATCACAGATTCAGTTGTTGGTTATTTCATAGGAGAACCTGTTGTTTACAGTTCTTCGAATGATAATAAGGATTTTTTGGAAAAGATAGTCAATATATTTGAGTTCAATGATGAACAGGACGAAAATGCAGAACTTGCTAAAAAATCATCTATTCATGGTTCTTGCTTTGAACTTCTTTATATGGATGAAGATGCAAATATTCGTTTTGCTAAAGTTCCTGCTAATCAAGGAATTTTAATAAAAGATGCTTCTTTAGAAGATGGTTACTTAGGTTTTATTAGGGTTTTACATTACTTTAATAAAGATAAGCAATTAAATGTCTTGCTGGAGTTTTATACATCAACGGATGTGTGGAAGTTTAGTGGTAAAGGAGAAAGTGCAATTCAGTTGAATTCAATCCAAGAACATTATTGGGATGATGTTCCTGTTGTTGAATATCCTAACAACAGTGAGCGAATTGGAGACTTTGAAGGCATTATAAGTATCAATGATGCCTACAATAAAGTTCAATCCAACACCGCAAACCTCTTTCAATACAATGATGAGGCACTTTTAAAGATTTCTAAACTTGGAGAAGTCACAACAAAGGATATCAAGGAAATGAGAGAAAAAGGTGCAATTATTCTGGATGATGGCGGTGACGTCGATTGGATGTTAAAAACAATCAATGATACTGCAATAGAGAATTATAAAAACAGACTTGTTCAGGATATGCACTTGTTTAGTGGCATTCCAAACATGACAGATGCATCTTTTGGGGGAAATCTTTCAGGAGTTGCTATCTCTTATAAAATGTGGTCAATGGATCAAATAGTTAAAATCAAAGAAAGAAAGTTCAAGAAAGGTCTTCAAAGACGAATTGAACTTATCACTAATATCTTAAATCTCTTTGGCTCTAATTATGATTATCGTGATATTGATATCACTTTTAAAAGGAATGCACCGCAAAATGATTTGGAAAATGCACAAATCATCAACCTACTTCAAAATGTTCTTTCTCGTTATTCATTGTTATCTCGTGTAAATGGAATTGAAAATCCTCAAGATGAGATAGATAAAATCAATGAAGAAAATGAAGATGGAGAGGTGCAAAGCGGAGTATACGCAAATTTAGTGAAAGCATTCAATGAAGAGGTAACACCTGATGAAGAATGATTTAGATAAGAAGCAATTAGATATTGCAAAGGAGTGTATGCTTGACGAGGCAAAAGAGGTTGATGAGTTCGTTGATGATTTACTTCTTGTTTATGATCAAGCAGCAGAAAGGTTGAAAGTTGAGATTAGAAACATTGCTACAAGGTTTGCTGAAGACAATGAACTTACTCCAGCACAAGCAAACAAGCTCTTGAATAGTAAAGAGTATAAAGTGTGGAGAAAGACGATTGAAGAATATCTTGCTGAAATTGAAGAAGATGGTCAAGATAGCAAGATTGCTCTTGAATTGAATACTCTGTCCGCTAAATCTCGAATAAGCAGACATGAGCAGTTGTTATCAGAGATTGATATGGAAATGGGAAAACTTGCAACAAAAACAAACAAAGAAATCAAGAAACATTTGGTTACAACTCTAGTGAATAACTATTACAGAGGATTCTATACAGTACAGAAAACTGTCGGTCTAGGATTTAATGTTTCAAAGATAAATAATTCATTGGTTAAACGGATTATTGAATATCCATGGAACACTAAGACTTATTCAAAAACTGTTTGGGGAAATATTGATAAGTTGACCGAGACATTAAGAAGAGAGTTAGCTTCAGGGTTTGTTGATGGAAGTTCTATTCAGAAGATGGCTAGAAGAGTTGATGATGTCATGAAAAAAGGAATGTTCAGTGCAACTCGTCTTGTCAGAACTGAAACAAAGTATTTTACAAGTCAGGCACATATGCTTTCCTATAAAAAAATGGGAATTGATGAATATATGTACAAAGGTGCAGGATGTTTCAAATGTGCTGCTTGTAATGGAATGAAGGAAAAATTTGAGAACGCTATTGTAGGGGTTAATTTTCCACCTCTGCATCCTAACTGTAAATGTAGGATAGTTCCAGTTACTTCAATGAGTCTTTTCGATATGAAAAGAGATGTTACTCCACTTGAAGACAATGTGAAGTTCAAAGAGTGGAAAGAAAAATATATCAAGGATAATAAGGCTAAATAGCTTTGTTATATAAATGAGTTTAAAGGAGGATATAAAAATGGATGGTAAAACTCAAGAAACAGTAGTTGAAGGACAAAATGTTGAAGGTAAAGAAGATACTACTGTCAAACAAGATGGTGTAGTTGAAGAACCAACAGCAGAAAAAAAGCTTGATGATCCTAAAGGAGAAAAAACCACTAATGTTGATTTAGATAAAGCGATTGCTGAAGCGAGAGAACAAGCGATTGAAGAATATAAACAACAATTAGAAGAACAAAAACGCAAAGAGAAGCTATCTCCTGAAGAACTAAAAGCTGAAGAAGATGCTAAAAAAGAAAAAAGAATAAGTGAATTAGAGCATGAGTTAATGGTAAGAAACTGTAAGGACAATGCAATCAAGACATTGGATGAAAAGAACTTACCAGTGGCTTTAGCAGGTTGCTTAAACTATGAAAGTGAAGAAACTGCTCAAAAATCATTAGATACAGTTTCAAAAGTGTTTACTGAATGCTTAGAAGAAGAATTAAAAAATCGTTTAAAAGGTAGAACACCAACAGGATTGAATGCCAATAACGATATCAATTCTACTGCAGATACACAAGCAAAAATCTATGCTCAAATGAGCGTTAAAACTGAAAAGAAATAGGAGGAAAGAAATATGAACAATATTGTATATGCACAGTTATATTTGAATGCAGTTGATTTAATCTATCAACAAGAAGCATTAACAAGAGATATCGAAGGTAATGAAAGTCAAATCATGCCTGCTGGATACGGAGAATTTAAAGTTGCAAAAGTTGATGTTAGTGGCTTAGGTGATTTTGAAAGAGGAAAAGGCTATGCCAAAGGTCAAGGAAAATTCTCTTGGGAAACAATCAAAATGCAAAAAGAAAGATCTATTGAGTTACGAGTTGACCGTTTAGAAAATGGTGAAGCACTAGATACTGCGTTCTCAGCTATGTGTTCTGAATTAGAACGTACAAAAGTTATACCTGAAATTGATGCAGCTCGTGTTGCTAATATCTACGGATATGAAGGTGTAAAAACAGTTGCAGAAAAATTAACAGTTGCTCAAGAAGTAATCAAAGGATTAAGAGCTGCAGCTAACTATATGGATAATGAAGAAGTTGATAAAGAAAACAGAATCTTATGGATCAATACAACATTATTAAGTTTAGTAGAAGATATGAATACTTATGAATCTAAAGAAGTGTTGAAAAAATTCGCAGTTATCAAAGCATTCCCTGAAAGAAGATTCTATACAGATATCAAATTAAATGATGGTAAAACTAAATTTGGTTATGTTCCTACTTCAACAGCTCATGTTGGAAACTTCATCTGCTTCCAAAAAGGTGCTGTGGTTGCTAAAACTGCTCAATTTATGAAATATTTCACACCTGACCAAGACCAAACTGCAGATGATCATGTAATGCAATACAGAAACAACAGTTTATTTGCTTACATTTTTGAAAATAAGAAAAATGGTGTCTACGCTTCATATAACACTGATGTTGTGGAAGGAGGAGAAGAATAATGGCAACAGTATATGGTTTAAATCAAAAACTACAAAAAGAAAAAAATAAAGCAGAAAACATTGAAAATGCTCAAAAGGTGGTTGCTTTAGAAAAAGAGAATGAAGCTTTAAAAAAAGAAAATGAAGAATTAAAAGCACAACTTAAGGAGGCTTCTGAAAATGGAACAAATGGAAAGGATAGTGCAGGAGGTTCTGGAACATCCAAAGCTAAAGGCACTGGAAAATAAAGAGGAACTTGAAACAATCGTCACTCGCTATGTTAAGCGAGTGAGATTACAGGTTCTAGCACATTGCAATAGAGAAGATTTACCTGAAGCATTAGAAAGTGTAGTTGCACAAATTGCAGAGGAAATGCTAAAAGCTGACGGAATAATTTCTATTGATAAAGATATTACAAGTATTTCTAGGGGAGATACATCCTTTAGTTATACTGATCCATCATCAGCTTATCAAAATGCGAGAAACTTCATGACAGATTATGAATGTCAGTTGGTACATTTTAAAAGGATAAAGTTGCCTCTTGATGAACGCTGATGAAGAAAAAAGAATTATCGCATCAACCTATTTTGATAAAATGAATGTTTATAGACCTTTTAAAAGCACTTTAAACACTGGCGAAAGTGCTTTTAAAAATGGTTTAGAAGGCAAGAAGATATATGAAGATGTACCCTGTGCCCTTTCAAGTCTTTCAGGGGGAAGTAGAAATGCTAATGTTCCTGCTCCTAAAGTGGAAAGTGATTATAAATTATTTTATGATCCTGAAGTCCATGTTGAAAAGAATGATACAATCGAGTGCTGGCATGAGGGAAGATATTATGTTTTAGAAGCTGGTAAAGAAATGCCATTTCTTTCACATTGCGAATTACCTGTAAAGGAAACAAAGAAAACAGTATGAGCAGTGATATTGAAATTGAAGGCTTGGATGAATTTGAAAAGAGCTTAACAAAGTTTATCGAACAAACCTATCCAAAAGAATTTGAAGATATGGTTATCAAGGTTGCCGTTGATTTGCAAAATGCAATCATGGATAAGACACCCGTTGATACATCACATTTACAAAGTAACTGGTTTGTCGGAGACTTGGTTAAGAAAGGCAATTCTTATGTAATAGAGGTATATAACAATGTTGAATATGCTTCTCCAGTAAATGATGGTCATAGGACAAAGAGCGGTAGTTATGTAAAAGGTGCACACATGGTAGAAATATCTGTTGAAATGTTGCAATTAAAACTTACACCTTATTTAAAAGATTGGTTAAGTAGCCTTTTAAATCAAATCGAGGTCTGACATGATTAAAATTAACGACATTAAAACATCAATAGTAAGACTTTTAAAAAAGACAAATGATATTGATGTTTATTTCATTGAAGTAAGTAAAACTGATTCAAATGATACAGAAAATATTATGGATAAATATTTTTTTGTTGATCTTATTCCTATAAATGAAATGCTCTTTGGAGCAAAGCAAAGGGATAAGGTCTTTTTAGTTGATGTTGCTTACATCAATGATAATGCTGATTTTAACTTGTTCTATGATTGGTATGAACAAATGAATCTATTATTTCATCCGTATATTAAGATTGCTGATCGTTGCATTACTATCGAAGATACGAATTTTAGAATAACTGAAAGTATTGGTCATTACAGTTTTACACTAAAATTTAGGGATGATGTAGATGAGCATGAAGATGGAACAGTAGCAGAAAATTTAAACATTATTATTAAACAGGAGGGTTAAAAAATGCAATTACCTAAAATTTTTATTGAATTTAAAAGCAAAGCACAATCAGTTATTACTCGTAGTGAACGAGGAATTGTAGCAGTTATCCTAAAGGACGACACTGAAGGTGCTGAACCATTTAAAACATACAAGAGTTTATCAGATGTTGAATTCACGAAGATGTCTGAAGACAACTATAACTATATAAAACTTATTTTCCAAAGTGCTCCATATAAAGTTATGGTTGTCACAATTCCAACAACAGAAGAAAGTATTTCTAAGTCATTAGAAAAACTAGCAATCTATAAATGGAATTATTTAACTGTTCCTTGTGCTGATGCAGAAATGACAACGGTTATTTCTTCATGGATTAAAGAACAAAGAACAAAAAACAAAACATTCAAAGCAGTCCTTGCTAATGTAAAAGCAGATAATGAAGGAATTATCAATTTTACTTCAGATAAAATCGTTTCAACGATTACTGGAGAAGATAAAACATTAACTGCTTATGAATACTGTGCTCGTATTGCTGGAATCATTGCTGGTTTAAGTTTATCACGAAGCCTTACATATTATGTTTTGGATGATGTGGTAGATGTTGAATTAAAAGCAGATGCAGATACAGCAGTAGAAAGTGGTGAGCTTATTGTTATCTTTGATGGAGAAAAATACAAAATCGGAAGAGGTATCAACAGTTTAACTGATACAAAAAATGAAGATTTGAAGAAAATCAAGATTATCGAAGGAAAAGATATGGTATTCGAAGATATCAAAACTACTTTTGAAGATAAATACACTGGACAAGTAATCAATGATTATGATCATAAGCAAGAGTTGGTTGCAGCAATCATCACTTACTTTAAATCTATTGAGGGTGATGTTTTAGATGTGAACTATGACAATAGTTGCTCTATTTCATTAGACCAACAAAGAGATTACTTAGAAACTTCAGGAGTTGATACTGAAAGTTATTCGGATGTTCAAATCTTACAGGCAAATACAGGAAGCAATGTATATTTGGAATCAAGTATCAAGTTTGTAGATGCAATGGAAGATTTAAAAATGTTAATCAATATGTAGGAGGTAGAAAGATATGAGTAGTTCAGTTAGAGGCAATCAAGTCCTATCAGGGACTTGGGGAGAAATTTGGGTTGATGGTGAACCAATCTTAGAATGCAAGAAAATTGAAGTAAAACCACAAGTTCAAAGAGAAGATGTACAATTTGGAATCGACATTGACTCTAAAATGACAGGAATTAAAGTTGATATCACTATCACAGTTAATCAAGTCTATACACGATACAATTCAATCATGAAGAATTATACAAGTGGTAAAGATGTCAGAGCACAAATTATCACAAAGTTAAATGATCCTGATGCGGTCGGTGGTCAAATGGAAAGATATTCTATTGATAATGTATGGTGGAATGACATCCCATTGATCCTTTTTGAAAAAGGAGCGTTAATCGAAAAAGAATTAACAGGTGGATGTACTGCTTCAGATATCGTTAGCTTAGATGAAATCAAAGTTAAATAGAAAGGAATAACAAGAATATGGAAAAAGACACAAAAACAACATTAGATATTTTTAAAGCCAAAGCAACTGCAGCATTGAAAAGAAGAAGACAGTATGTGACTTTTACAATGGCTTTCCCTTCAACTGCACAAGATGGTGAAGAGCCATTAAAAATTAAGTTCAGAACATTAAGTGATGCAGAGGTGAATGAGTGTGTTGCTAAAAATGATGAAGATGATCCTAATATTGGAGATAAATGGGCAATGTATTTATCTGCGGTAGAGCCATCTTTAAAAGATTTAGCAAATGCTATGAAAGAAAGTGGAGATATCTCATATCCAATGGAAATCTTTGAGATGTTTCAAAGACATGAAATTACTGAGGCTTCTACAATCATTATGGAAAAATCAGGTGTCATTGGTAAAGACAAAGTAACTGTTGTTGATAAAGCCATTGAAAATTTAAAAAACTAATAAGGACAGATGGAGAATTCAACCTACTTCATCATTATGTTCAATTAGGTTGGAAGATTGAAGAGTTTATAGAAGAGGACAGCTACTATAAACTCTTTTATAAAGCTTCAATGGATGTTGCTATTGAAGATATGAAGAAAAGTCTAACTGTGAGTGGAGGTGAAAAATAGTGGCTATTAAGGAAACGATAAAGATATCTGACGAGGGTTTAACGACCTTGAAGAAAATCAAAGATGAACATAAATCGTTTAAAGATGAATTAAAGTCTACTAAAAGAGAATTAAAAGAGACTTGGGATAAAAAATATAAGCCTACTATTGAATCTACTGCTGCAGTTAAATCAATCAAATCAATTCAAAATAAAGCAGATGATTTGAAAAGCAGTTTAAATACAAAAGTTAGACTTAATGATGATGATTTTAAGAAATTAGATACGATTAAGTCCAAACTGAAAAGTCTTGGAAGAATTGTTGCTTCTCCAATGGTTAAGCTTAAGGGGTTCGCTGAAACAAAAATAAATAGCCTTTATCAAAAAATGTTGAGGTTAGGTAGTTTAGTAGTAACTCCAGTAGTAAAAATAAAGGATTTAGCATTATCTAAACTGAAATCATCTATAAAGCTGTTTCAGGAGCTTGGTAAAAAGGTAATTGCTCCTGTTGTTCAGTTTAAAGATAGAATAACAAGCAAAATCAATGTAGTTTCTTCTCGATTGACTCAGTTGGGGCGAAGAATGATTTCCCCACTGATTCAAGCAAGAGATAAAGTAACAAGTAAAATACAAGTTGTATCTGCTCGTCTTAATAAGCTAGCAAGAACTGTTATTGAGCCTGTTATTCGTGTTAAAGATAAAGTAACAGGTAGAGTTAGTAAAATATATGGTGCATTGAAAACTACAACTGTTGAAATAGGAGTTAAGGTCAAAGACTTTGGTTCAGCAACATTGGATGCAATCAAGAGTGGCTTATTCTTGTTAGCAAAATTAAGTATTCAACCTGTTGTTAAGATTCATGATCTTGCCACTGCTGGAATACTCAAGATAAGAACAGGATTATCTAATCTAGGAAAGAATACTGTTTCTGCAGTTATTAGAGCAAAAGAAAATGTCCTAAGCAAGATAGTTGCTATAAAGGTCGGATTAGTTGGTTTAGGGAAAAAGGTCACTACTCCAATCATTCGATTAAAAGACAATGCCTCTTCTAAAGTAAAGGCAGTAACAAGTGAAATCGGAAGATTAGGAAAAATTGTTGCAAGCCCAGCCATTGCCTTGAAAGATAAGGTTTCTAGTGCATTGAGTCCTGTTACATCTAAAAAAAAAGTTTTGGAAAGAAAGACATCCCAAGCCACTTTATCAGCAATAGATAAAACGCAATCAGGAATATCTTCTGCTTTGAAAGCATTAGGTTCTATTGCTAAAAAGACAGTTATTCCTGTCACTGTTGCAGCAACTGTAACAACTGCAGCATTAGGTACTGCAGTTAAGTCGGGAATGGACTTAGAAAGTCAGCAATTATCAATCAAGCACTTTATTGGTGCAACAAATAAGAACTATAACCAAAAACAAATTGAAGATGCAGCACAAGCATTTACAGAGGCATTAAGAACAAATGCAAATGCTACTCCATTTGAAACAGGAGAAGTTATTGCAGCAGGAACTCGTGCTGTTTCTGTTACTCAAGGTAATACTAAATCAGCAATGGATTTGGTTAAACTTGCTGAAGATATGGCTGCAGCAAGTGGTGGTAAATCATCATTGGAAGATCCAGTTGAAGCGCTAGCGGGACTCAAGGTTGGAGAAACTGAAAGGTTAAAACAATTTGGTTTCAAAGTATCTGCAGATGATCTAAAGAATAAAGGATATGATGGTATCACAAAGGAATTAGGAGATTTCTTTGGTGGTGCTTCAGGTAAACTTGCAACAACGGGTTCAGGTCTTTTATCTACTATTACAGGTAAACTTAAATCGGGTGTTGCCGACTTTGGGTTAAAGATTGTTGAACAATTAAAGCCTGTACTAGAAGGATGTATTACTTTGATTGATAAGGTTATGCCTTATGTTGACCAGTTCGGAACAAAATTCGGTGAGTCATTAGGAAAAGGAATACAGTATATAAGCTCTATGATGCCAGCGTTCACAAGTGGTATTCAATCAATGATGCCTACTTTTCAACTGCTGATAGCAGGAGCACAACAAGTATTGCCTTCTATCATTGCTTTAGGAAGTACAATCGTAAGTACAGTACAAAATATTGTTGTTCAAGCAACTCCAGTAGTTGCACAAATTATTCAAACCATAGGACAAGTCATACCAGTGTTAGAACCAATCTTCTCAATGATTATTTCTACTGTTGGTGAAATTGTTTCAACTGTGTTGCCACCTCTCGGTACTGCAATTCAAATGATTGGAGATGCAATCGTAGTGTTAGCACCTATTGTTACAACAGCTTTTGGTGTAATAAGTGAGTGCGTAACAACTGCAGTTGGTGGTATTTCATCAGTGATTTCAGGAGCACTTGGTTTAATCAGTTCTATATGGTCAGGTTCATGGCAAGGAATGGTTGATTCATTCGGAACTATTTTTGGAGGAATCGCACAAATATGTAAAGCTCCAATCAATGCAGTAATCGGAATTATAAATGGGTGCATAGATGCAATCAATTCTATTTCTGTTGATATCCCTGATTGGGTTCCGATGGTTGGTGGTAGTCATTTTGGTATGAGCTTAAGTCATATCCCAAAACTAGCAACTGGTGGTGTTGTTAATAAAGCAACAACTGCAGTTATCGGTGAAGCAGGTAAAGAAGCGGTTATGCCACTGGAACGCAATACTGGGTGGATTGGGCAGTTATCTTCTCAAATTATGTCACATATGCAAGGAATGACAGTGGCAGTACCAAATGTTACTAACCAAATTCCTAATACAAATGGAGATAATCCTCCACCACCATCAGTAGGGGGAAATAAAAACATCACAATCAATCTAAATATCAATAAGCTTGCTGATCAAGTGGTTGCTAATGATGAAGATGATGTTGATGAAATAGCTGAAAAAGTAGCAGAGAAGATACTAGAAGAATTAGATAACATTTAGGAGGGTTGAGCATGAAGAAAAGAATAATTGAATTGAGTGTCAATAACAGAAAAGAATTTATTCAGCTTGTGGTCAATCCTCAAACGGTTGAGTTTACTGATCCTCAAAACAATCAAAAAACCACTTTACTTGATGTAGGAGAAGTAAATCTTTTAGGAGACAAAGGTTTGACCTCTGTTTCTTTACAATCGTTCTTTCCATCAGTGGACTCTCCACTTTATAAAAAGTATGGAGGGAGAAGAACACCTGAAGAGTGTAAAAACCTTATAAAAAAATGGAAAGACAATAAGATGATCGTACGATTGATTATTTCAGATATGGATATCAATCTTGCAATGGCGATTGATAATTTTGTTTACAGCAAGCGTGAAGGTGACAATGATATGTATTTTACAGTTGATCTAACAGAGTACAGGACTTTGAATGTACCAACTGTAAAAGTATCAACGAAAGTAAAAAGTAGTATAACAACAAGACCAGTTCAATCAAGCTCATTAAGTTCGGGTTCATCAAGCAGTGGGAAAAGCTACACTGTAAAAAATGGTGATACATTGTGGGCAATAGCTAAGCGTTATTATGGTTCAGGGACTCAGTATCCTAAAATCTATAATGCGAACAAAAACACTATTGAGGATGTAGCAAAGAAACATGGAAAAAGAAGTTCGGACAATGGGCATTGGATTTGGGCAGGTACTACTTTAACTATTCCATAATGCAATTATTAACTAATGGAAAAAACATCATTCAGCTTGTAAAAGAGATAACTTGGTCAGGAGATGTAAAGGAAGTCTCTCGTAAACTCAATTTCAGTATCTATCAAAATGAAAAAGATAAGTTAATGCCGACAGTGAGCATATCTGTTGGTGATGATATCATTCTTAAAGATAACAGTGGTAAAGTCTTGTTTGGTGGTGTCATTCATAAAGTTGATAAAAAAGCAAAGGATAAGACTATTGCATATTTAGCTTATGACTTGCTTTTTTATGTTAATAAATCAGAAATTTCAAAAATATTTAACTCAACACCTGAACAGATTACTAAAAGTATTTGTCAGGAACTTAATATTCCTGTTGGAAGCCTTGAACAGACAAATGTTAAAGTGTATTACCCAGCAATCAAAAAAACAGCGTACGAAGCAATTATGATTGCTTACACGCAAGCTGGTTATGCAACAGGAAATGTTTATATGCCTATTATCGCTAACATCAATAAATTAAATGTAATAAAAAAAGGACAGTATAGTGGTGTTGTCCTTGAAGGAACATACAATTTGGAAGATTCAACTTATTCTGTCACGAGCGAGAATGTTGTTAATAAAGTTGTCATTACCGATAAGGAAGGCAATACATTAAGGACATTGGATGATATCGCATCAATGAATAAGTATGGAACTATTCAAAAAGTATATAAAACAGAAGATGGTAAAGATGCAAATATTGAAGCAAAAGCATTGTTCCATTCTATTGATCAATCAGGAGATGTAACTGCCTTGGGTGATGTAAGAGCCATTGCTGGTTATTCACTTGCAGTACAGGAAAGTAAATCAGGTCTATATGGATTGTTTTATATTGATTCTGATAGTCATACTTTTTCTAATGGCAAACATGAAATGTCATTAACTCTTAATTTTGAAAATACAATGGATGAAAAAGAATTACCATCATCATAGGAGGTTTGTATGGGAAAAACAAATAGAAAGTTGGTTGACCTTGCACAAAAAATAAAAGGAGAACAATCAGACCAAATGCTACTGGTTGCTAAGGTCGGTAGTATATCTCCTTTTACTTTGAAAATGCATGATCTAACTGTAACACAACATATATATGTCAATTCTTCTTTCACTAAGACAAACTCTTCAGAAATCAATTCACGAGTTTTATGGGATAAAGACCAACCTTACATTCCAACAGATTTTTTGAACTTCAGTAAGGAAATGATTCAAAAAGACCTGTTGAATGCAGGAGATACAGTTATTGTATTGCTGGATGGTATTTCATTTTATGTACTGGAAAGAGTTGTTAAAGTAGCATGAGTTCAATATTTCCATTTATTGATACCACACTTTATGAAGAAGATACTGATACAGATGAATTAGAAGAACTGTGTGAGTATGCTTATGATTTTGAAAACAACTGTCTGAAGAAAGATGAAAGTGGAAGAAATTATTATGTTTATGGCAATGAGGCATTGAAGATTTGGATATATAAAGCATTGATGACTCCAAGATTTAGACATTTAGCATATAGTGAAGAATACGGAAATGAAATGTTTGATTTAGTATCTGAAGCAATTCATCATGATGTTCTTTTTCTTGAGCTAAAGAGATATATAACAGAGGCATTGATGTATAACGAATATATAAGAGAATTAAATAGTTTTGAATTTGATGTAGATGGATCAAGTGTCCAGATTTCATTTACAGTAATTTCCGTCTATGGTGAGATGGATTATGAACAAACAATTGCAGGAGGTGTAGGTTAATGAGTGATATAGATAGCAGTGAATTTACTTCTGAAGCGATTGCCGAGAGAATGGCAAAGAACTTAAAAAATCCTACTTCTAGGCTTGAGGGTTCGTTTGCTATGGATAGCATTCATGCAGTTTCAGAAGAAATGTCTCGGTTGATGAATATGAGAATTATAGAGTTGGTCGGTCAATCCATGCTTGATACTGCAGAAAATGAATATCTTGATAGAAAAGGTGCTGACTTTGGACTTTCAAGAAACTTTGCTACTCCTGCAGTAGGATATGCAACATTTAAAGGTGCATCAGGTACAATCATTCCTAAAGGACTTACGATATTATCTGAAAATAATTCCTTTACAACTGATTATGAAGGTGTGATTCCTTCTTCAGGTGAAGTTTCTATCAGATGTACTTGTGTTAATACTGGAACAGAAGGTAATATCCTAGAAAACCTAATCACTGGAATTAGACAAAGTGAATCTATTTCAGGTGTTTCTGTAACTAATGAAGAAGCATTTGAAGGTGGAACTGATGATGAAACAGATGAGGCATATCGTGAAAGAATTTATCAGAAGATTAGATTGCCTTTGTCTTCAGGAAATGCAAACTCTTATGTGTACTGGGCAAAGCAAGTGAGCGGTGTCGGTAATGCTCGCTGTGAGCCTTTATGGGATGGAGCAGGAACAGTTAAGGTGACAATTCTTGGAACTAATGGGCAACTTCCTGATGATGAGATTATTAAAAATGTTGAAGCTTACATTGAGAAAGAAAGACCAATAGGTGCAAAGGTTACAGTTGCTAAAGCACAACCTCAACCAATCGTTGTATCTGCTTCAGTCAAATTAAGTGCTGGGTACAAAAAAGAGGATGTGAAGAACCAAATATTCCACACCATAAAAGAATATTTGACAGGGATAGCCTATGAATCAGAAAACAAGGTATTGTCTTTTTATAAAATAAGTGACCTCATTTTTAATTGCTCAGGAGTAGATGATATTTTAGATTATGAAATAAACGGGGAAAAGAAATCAGTTGTAGCAGGATCATCGGAATTTTTTATGCTAGAGGAAGTAAAAATTAATGAGGATTGATACACAAAGCTTTTTTCCACAGTTTATACTAGATAATCCTGATATCAAAGAGTTGCTAGAAGTTGAACAGATAGAACTAGACAGATTTGCTGATTATATAGAGCTGATTAGACAACAGGTTTATATAAGTGAAGCAACTCTGTTTTTAGATAGATATGAAAAAATGTTCAACTTAGAAGTCAACACTGCCCTTTCTGATAAAGAAAGAATAGGTAGATTGTTGGCAAAGTTTAATACCAGAGCAAATGCAACAATAGATTCAATCAAGAATGTTGTGACACTTGTTTCAGGGAATGAATGTGATATCACAGAGTTTTATGATCAATATGCTTTTTCAATAGACATAAAAAGAAATAGCAATGAAATCATAAATTTAGAAGATATTAGACAAGCAGTTGAAGTAATTAAACCAGCACACTTGGCTTTCCAAATGATGTTGTGTTGGGAGTGGTCGATAGGACTTACAGTTGGTACTCAAGTCTATAAGGTTGCTCATGATGTATGTAGTGATGTTGGAGGAGATTATGACTATTGTGGTGAAACACCATCATTAAGTTATTTAGGTGATATAGGAAGTTCAAACATAGTAATGACCTCTAATGAAAATATCAATGCTTTTTCATATCAGTTTGCTGGAGAATATCCAGTTATTAGTACATTAGGAGAACATGATCATGCAGATATCAATGTTGAAGTTTCAGAATTACAAAAGAATTTTGATTATGATATGGGAGTAGAAGCAACTGGAGAAACACCTGTTATTTCTACTTTAGGTGCATCCAACCAAGAAAATGGAAGTTTAGAAGTATCAACAGAAGAATACACAATGCCTCTTGCGTATGCTGGAGAGGACTATTGTGGAGAAGAATAGGAGGAATAGAAAGATGCCTTTTTCAAAGAAAGCTTTTAAAGGTCTTGTTTCTCATGCACGCAGGGAAATTTCTACTGCTAAATATAAGATAGGTACAACCAATTATTTAGCTACAATCAACAGTATTGAGGAAAAGGATTCAGAGTTAGTTATTTATCTTCAATTCAATCCTGATGTGAAAAATGAAGTTACTATATCAGAAGTATCCTTATACGATACATCAGGAGAATTGTTTTATAACCAAGCAGAGAACATCAAATTTAACCCTCTAAATGAAGGGGTAATTTGTAAAGTAACAATCAATTTTAAGGAGGTAAGTTAAATGGGGTTATTGTATAACGCAACGAAATGGTTAGATCATGTAACACAATTTCCAATGAGAAAAAGAATTACTCAAAATTCAGATGGAACGAGTGATGTTGTTCGTGCTGAAGGAGAAATCATTCAACAAGGAACACCTCGTAACGCTTCAAACTATAACAATATAGAGACGGGAATTTTAGCAAACCAAATTCATATTTTAGTTTTGCAACAAGAAATGTTGCAAATACAAAGAGCAACAGAAGAAAATCATGGGGAATTTGGAGAAGTTGTTTTAAAGAATACAAACAAGTATCCATTTCCTTCTCCATCAGTAACAGTTGAGATTAAGGAAAAACGCTCAAATCTTAACTATACTGTTGCAATCGAAGTAACGAATAGTGATGGAAATGTTGAAATTGTAGAGATTTTTGACAAGCAGTTAAATGGGTTTAAAATGGCTTTTAAAGGCTCTGCTAAGAATGTAACAATCAAGTATAAAATTACAGGAGGAAGATACTAATGGAAGCAAAAGTTATAAATGTCAATGAGGGAAAAAAAGTTGACTATGAAATCAATGGAAACAAGATTATCTTTAATGATGAATTGATGTTGAATCTAGCAAAGTATGAAAGAGATGATCCTATGCATATTGATATCTGTGAGGATGGATTTGGATGCTTGTGTATGGGGTTAGCTGATAGTTATGTGGCTCAAATTGACATTCCAGCAAGAGAATATAAACTTGTTGAAAATGGAGAAGATGAACAAGGAAATGTAAAATATGATAAGGTTGCAGTTCCTTTTGATATGAGCAAAGTAGTTATTTCTTTATGGGAGGTAGAATAAAATGGGAACAAATTTTGATGCAATTAAGTTAGCAGTTGAAGGTGCAACAGGTGGTAAAAATACTGTCTTATTTGATGATTTAGGGAATCCATCTATTATGGTAAGAATTCCTAAATTTAAGATTTGTGATGTTATTACAGGTGGTTCAAACTCTGTTCATCCTGCATTCATTGTTAACGGTGTAGAAGTTAATGAAATCTTCATTAGCAAATATCAAAACTTTATCAAGGATGGTAGAGCTTATTCATTACCAATGCAAGATCCACAAGCTTATGTTGATTTTGACACTGCAAGAAAAGCTTGTGAATCAAAAGGAAAAGGTTGGCATTTAATGACAAATGCTGAATGGGCTGCAATCGCATTATGGTGTAAGAAAAATGGCTATTTTCCAAGAGGAAATAACAGTTTTGGTAAAGATCATGCATATCCTCATGAACATGGTGTTGAAACATATAACTACAATGGTCAAACAGGAAGAGTTGGAACTGGAAGTGGACCAACAACATGGGCACATGATGGAACTAATTCAGGAATTTATGATCTAAATGGAAATGTATGGGAATGGTGTGGAGGACTTCGTTTAGTAGATGGAGAAATTCAAGTAATTGCAGATAATAATGCAGCAGATGGAGCTGATATGTCTACAAGTTCAACGCTTTGGAAAGCAATCAGTAAAACAGGAGCTTTAGTTGCCCCTGGTTCTGCGAATACATTAAAATTAGATTATACAACTGCCCCTGGAACATCAGGAGCAAAAGGAGTTGCTAAATTAGTAACAACATTATCAAATAAACAAACAGTAGAAGATCCATATTCAGCTGGAGAATTTGAAAATATGACTGTTGATTCGAATATAACAGTGCCAGAAATTATGAAAGCTTTAGCGTTATATCCTAGTGGTGATAAGGACAATCATGGTGATTATCTCTACATGAGAAATATGGGAGAAAGACTTCCATTTCGTGGTGGTTCGTTTTGGAATGGTGCTAAC